GCGATCCTTATTCGGGATCGCAATCGGTAGGATCAGCTGAGTTAGCAGAGCAGGACTCCCGGCCCTCGAAAGGGGTAGGATGAAAAGCCTACTAACTCTCCACCTCTCAGCACTGCGCTCAGTTGCGCAGCACTGCTCGATTGGCATCGATCTTGACATCGCGTATGTCAAGAATCGGTGGGAAGAAGAAGGAGATAGCTTCCTAACTATCTCCTTGCCGAAATTCGCGAAAGCTTTGGAAACAGGGCTTTCGGAGGGTTTCTGGCCTGGACACATGTCAACTGGATTCCAGCGACATGGACATCTCCCTGCGTTTCTGCGGGGTTTTGTCTCCAGAATCTTCCACAAGAGTGGTCGTCTCTTGGATCGTCCAGATACGGATTGTATCTGGGCGGTGCGTCAGTTTTGCTACCTGACGCACAAAGTTGAGATGGAGTGCTCTCCCGCGAGGGTGAGCGCTGCTTTTCAACAATTCATCCAAACCGACGATGAGTTGTTGGGACTACCTGGTCGCCTTGATCAGGAACGCGTGAACAAGTTTTGCGCGACAGCCCAACGCCTCTTTGGGGATCTCTTCGGTCATCTCGATGTAACAATCCGAGATTACGCCTTGATCCCCAAGCACGGACCTGGTTCCGTGGCAGAGTCAATCTCTCCTCGTGAGAAGAGGGACTATGCCTATTGGACGGAGAGGCTCGAAAGCGTCTTTCCGTACTGGAGGTACACCCGCAACAGCGAGTGGCCCCAGTCCCAGCCTGTGCTCGTACCCATCGATCAGGAGATGCCCGTGAGGGTTATCTCCGTGCCGAAAACCATGTCAACCCCACGGATCATCGCGATTGAGCCCTCGAGCATACAGTATGCTCAACAGGGACTCAAGCGCGAGATCTATCAGTGGATAGACTCTAGGACCATAGGAAAGGTCCTTGGTTTCCGTGATCAAGATCGGAATCAGGCTCTCGCGCAGAAGGCGAGCGTAGACCAGTCATTGGCTACTCTCGATCTGTCTGAGGCCTCCGATCGTGTTCACTGGTATCTGGTGCGGCTCATGTTCAAGCATCACCCCCATCTCTGGGAGTTTGTCTGGAACACGAGGACG